CAATATCCTCTTAAACCATTCCTTGAAACTAGCAACTTTAAATCATATGACGATTTAAAAGAGAAATTAAATCGTGTGATTGCTGGTTCAAAGAATACCGAAACTGCTAGTGAGATAGACCTCCCACCTTCTACTGGCAACGCAGTTAAAACTGCTTCGGTACAAAGTAATGAGGCGTCTAAAAGCGTTGGTGATGAGGATGATACCTTATCATATTTTTCAAAACTCGCTGAAGACGAATAATCTCTCTCTTTCCTACATTACTTTTAAAACAAAGGGGACCTTTCTGGTCCCCTTTGTCCTTTCTACCATATAAATATAAGCGTTATGGCAATATCAATATTAGAACCACTAGTACAGAAACAAGGAGACACTAGAAAATCTGGTGCCTGGTACCGACAAGCAGTTGGTTCAATAGCTGATAAGGCAAGAGCTGGTGTATTGATGAGAAAAGGTCAGTTATTAGGCAGACCTTCTGGTGGTAGATTAAACTTATTCTTTTACGACCCGAAATTTAAAAAGACTTTACCTTATTACGACACATTTCCATTAGTACTACCTTTAGACACCTTTCCTGGTGGTTTTATAGGTATGAACTTTCACTACTTGCCACCTGGATTACGATTTAACTTATTACGAAGACTTGATAAGTTTTTGACAGGTAAGACATTGGGTAGAGGTAGTAGATACAATGTATCATATGATTCTGTAAAAAACTTACCAGCAGTTAAACCTACACTACATAAATATCTGTATAGTCATATCAGAAGTCAATTTTTGAGAATAGACGCAACAGAAGCGGCATTGGCAGTCTACTTGCCAGTACAGCAATTTAAGAAACAACCAGCGACTACGGTCTGGAGTAGAGCGAGACGAGGAATTTAATATTTGATAAGCAATGGCAAGAAGAACACTTTGGAGAGTGTTGATAGTAAGATTAAGAATGTGGTATGCAGATGTAAGAGGACACCACGGACACAAATGGAATTATGAACCATCCGACAATTATATGGGTATGCGTCATAGACGCAACAAAAACGACTAGGTAAATAAAATGGCAATTTTAAGAGGCGGTAAAAGAATATTCGGTATGGATATCCGATTGGGTATTCCACGAGACCGTTCTATGGATAACATTAATAGGGATCCAAGATTTAAACAAAGAGCAGGTGCCAATCCAGCAACAACAATAGGTAGATACCAATCCTATATCAACGAAGCAGAAGGTTTTGCTCGTAAGGCAAGATTCTATGTTGTATTTGAATTACCACCAGGAAACTTTGAAAGTAATGGTGGAGATTTTTCTGGTATGGTAAGTGGTAATGAGTTATCTAAATTTTCTAAAGAGGCAAACATACAAAGACGAGTACAAGCATTTGTTAAGGAAGTAAGTATGCCTGAAAGAACAATGAAAACTACTGCCGTTAAACATAATGGACCAGCAAGACACATAGTAAACGATTATGAAATGGGTGATGTGTCTATGACATTTTATACAGACAAGTATTTAAGAGAAAGAGTATTTTTTGAAATGTGGCAGAAAGTTGCTTATTCAAATATGACACACAACTTTTCTTATTATGATGAATATGTGGCACCAATTAATATATTACAATTAGGTGCTGACCCAGGTGCTCAGGAAAGAGACCAATCAACTTATGGTATTAGATTGTGGGAAGCATTTCCAACAAAGATAGGTTCTGTTGATTATTCCGCAGGAGAAAGTGCTGTACAAACATTTACGGTAGACTTTAAATATAGATATTGGTTAAACTTTGCGATAGACCAACAAAACAAATTTCATATTGGTCAATCACAATTTGGTATGCCAATAGTAAAACCAGGTAAAATGGGATTATTATCCAAACTGCCACCTGGATTAAGAAGAGCAGGAGAACAAGTATTACAGAATTTGAAACGAAGTTTCCCAATAGGGAAGATAACAGGTGGAAGAGTTATGCCACCGTTTAAATTTGGACCACTAAATATATAATATTAATAATTAAGGAGTATGAAACATTATGGCTTTACCAAAGATTGATGTCCCAACATACGAGTTGACATTACCATCCGAAGACAAAGTTGTACAATATAGACCATTTCTGGTTAAAGAAGAAAAACTATTAATGATTGCTATGGAATCTAAAGAAGATAAACAGGTTCAACAAGCAGTTATAGATTTAGTTAATTCTTGTACATTTGGAAAACTAAAACCAAACTCAATGCCAATATTTGACATAGAATATTTATTTTTGAATATTCGTGCCAAGTCAATTGGTGAGGTTGCTAAGTTTCAAGTTTTCTGTCCTGACGATAAGGTAACATTAATTCCAGTTGAGATAGACTTAACTAAAGTTGAAGTACAAGTAGACGACAACCATACAAACAATGTATTATTAGACGAGAAAAGACAACTAGGTCTATCTCTAAATTATCCTAATATGCAAACCATTCCAATGGGCGTGGGTGACAAGTTTTCCGCAGAACAAATATTTAACACAATTATTTCCTGTATTGACTACATCTATGAAGGTGAACAGGTGCATAAGTCAAAGGATAGTTCCAGAGCAGAATTAGAAGAGTTTTTTAATAGTCTTAATACTGAACAATTTGCGAAAATCAGAAAGTTTTTTGATGAAATGCCCAAATTGCGACACGAAGTAGAGGTTGAAAATCCTAAAACGAAGGTAAAATCAAAGGTTACCTTTAGTGGCTTAGCGGATTTTTTCGTATCTGCCTCTCCCACGAAAACCTAGAGGCGTACTATGAAACCAATTTTGCACTTGTCCAACATCATAAATATAGTTTAAGTGAACTAGAAAATATGATTCCTTGGGAAAGGGATATATATGTTGGTTTATTGATAAATTACTTGAAAGAGGAAAAGGATAGGGCACGAAGGGAAAAGCAGAAGTACCCGAGTGTTTAAAATAATAAGGATATAAATGGCAAAGGATGAAATTAGAGTATCAAGTGAATCGGCAGTAAGTATGCCAATGAAGAACCTAATCGCTATAGTTGGAGCAGTAGCTATGGGAGTTTGGGCGTACTTCGGCGTGATTGAGCGATTGAACAAACTGGAGACTAATACAACACTATTAGAGAAAGATTTAACACAAGCAGAAACAGCTTTAGTTGCTGATATAGAGAAGAACAACGAATTTAGGATCAAGTGGCCGAGAGGTGATTTAGGATCGCCGCCTGCTGATTCCGAGCAATTTATGCTCATAGAATTTTTATCAGGTCAGGTGGAACAAATCCAAAAAGATTTGCAAAATATGATGAACAATGCAGTTAACATTGAGAGATTGCAAAAAGATATGGAAAAGGTTCTAGCTGATGTTGAGAAATTAAAGGACAAAATTAGATCCGTTAAGATAGAAAACGGACATAAAGGAGAATAAGATATGGACGCCGCCACACTAGTGACCATTATAACAATGTTTATTGTTACCGATACATCATCCGAGTTTGTGAAGTATGATGGTTTAATGGATTGTCTTAAAGATAAAAGAAAAATAGAAAAGTTAAAAGATGGTCGTAGAGTAATCTGTGGTCCATCAATGGCAGAAGTTGACGCAGATGGAAACATTATTGCCATTAAAAACAAAATGCCAGACCAATCAGGTAGTTTAAAACTTGGTGGTACAGCAAAGTCTTTGTCAGAAAAGAAAAAAGAGAAAAAGACTAAAGTATTAACACAATAGGATAGAATATGAAATTTGATTTTAAAAAGAATATACAAAATATTATTGGTGTTGTGATGTTAGCTGCTGTGTTATTAGCAGTTGCTTTTACCAGTAATAGTAATAAAGAACAAAAAGTAGAAGTTAAAAAAGAAATAGGTTTACTTCAACAAGTTAAAGAACGAGGTTATGTTAAATGTGGTGTTAATGCAAACTTACCAGGTTTTTCTGCTCAGGACGAGAACGGAAATTGGAGTGGTTTAGATGTTGATTTCTGTAAAGCCGTTGCTGCTGCTATATTTGGAGACGCAAGTAAAGTAGAATTTAACGGATTAAATGCTGCTCAAAGATTTCCAACATTAGCTTCAAAAGAGATTGACTTATTGGCAAGAAACACAACTTGGACAATCAGTAGGGATGTAAACTTAATGTTTGAGTTTGCAGGAGTTAATTACTATGATGGACAAGGGTTTTTAATACCAGTAGAGTTAGGTATTAAAAGTGCTAAAGGTTTAAATGGTGCGTTTGTTTGTATTACAAAAGAAACTACAAGTGAATTAAATCTAAATGATTATTTCGCAGAAAACAATATGGCATACAAACCAATATATGTTGAAGGTAATAAAGACGCAAAGGCAAAACTATTTAGTGGCGAGTGTGATGTATTCACAACAGACGCCTCTGGTTTAGCAAGTGCTAGGTCAGGTGCAGAAGACCCAAGTAAATGGATGGTATTACCAGAAATTATATCAAAAGAACCATTAGGTCCACTTGTAAGACAAGGCGACCAAGAGTGGGAAGATGTAGTTAGATGGACACATTTTGTTATGGTTAATGCAGAAGAAACAGGTATTACTAGTAGAAATGTTGACGAAATGCTAACTGCTAAATCAAAAGAAGTTAAAAGAATATTAGGTGTTGAAGGTTATATCGGTCCGATGTTAGGATTAGGTATGAAATTTGGATACAATATTATTAAACAAGTTGGTAACTACGGAGAATCATACGAGAGAAATGTAGGACCAAACACTCCTCTTAAATTAGAAAGAGGACTTAACAAACTATGGAAGGATGGTGGTGTTATGTATGTACCACCTATAAGATAATATGTTTAAAAAACTTATAAAGAAAATAGGATTTAAGAATGGTGATACAAAAAACTTGTTAAAGATTTTAGCAGGTATATTTGTAGTTGCTATCTTATTTGGACTATTTAAAGGAAATCAAGCACAAGCAAATTGTAATGGTTGTGGAGAAAACGACCATACAAATAGTTGCCACGAAGGTGCTGCTGACCATTCACACGAAAAAGTGGATGTAGTTTTTGCTGTATGTGTATTTTCAGACGGAACATTAATTGACCATAAAGGTGCAAATAATATGTCCGATTGCTTAAAGACCAAAAGAGAAGTTGAAAAACTTTGGAGAAATAGAGCAGAAGGTACAGACAGCGTAGAGATTAACGGAATTACATATAAGATAGATGGAGAAAGTCTAGCATTTATGTGTGATTTAGTTGACGCAAATGTTCACAGGTACGAAGATGGTACTTGGGAAATAGTAAGAATACTAGGAAAACATAAAAAAGAGGAGTAAATAATATGTTTGATTTTAACAAACTTTTATCAGGTGGTTGGAACAATTTTAAATATGTCGTAAAACAATTATGGCATTTTATTGAGGTAGAAATGCCTGAATTGCTTTCAAACTGGAGAGCAGTACCAAGACTTATGATGGTTGCCTATGGTTGGGCATTTATGGAAGTTATAACTTGGTTTATGGCACTAGAGGCACCTAACAACGCACAAGCAGGTCTTGTATCAGTAGTAGTTGGTGCTGGCGCTGGGTGGTTTGCAATATATGTAAACGGCAAAGCGACAAAAATCAAAAATAAAGACTAAATATTACTATACACTAAAGAGAGACAAATTAAATGGCCGCAACAACTTTAACACAAGCATCCGAAGACGAGATATTAAAGATATTCAAAGTTGTGGCCAAAAAAACCATCACATCCGTTGATGGTATGGTCCAGGTTACAAAACCAAAATTAAATACTTTAATCGCAGAAACAATAGACTCATTTAGAAAAGCACCTCAACAGGTTGATAAAACAATGAATACCTTAATTGCTCGTATGAGAGAGTTAGGTATGAATGTAGATGATTTGACTAAAGGTATGAAGAAAATGCCTAAAGGTTTTGAAAGTCTAACAAATGCTTTAAGAGCAAAAGAACAAGACCAATTAAAAGCAGAAAAATCAGTCCAAGATTTAAGAGACAAAGGTATTGCCGCTCAAGTAATAGATAGAAAAGTACATCTTATAACCTCAAAGGAAATGAGAGAAAATGAAAAGAAGTGGACAAAAGAACATAAAAGAATTGTAAGTGAAAACCAAAAGTTGCAAGAGAGAACAGAAAAACTAAAAAATTTGTCAGTAGTAGATAGAGCTAAAGAAGAAATAAAAATTATTGAGAAAAGAGAAGAGATTATTAAAGACGAAGAAAAATTAGAAAAAGACCAAAAACAAAAAAAGGGTGAGGTAACTGAAGCTATACAAGGTGAGAACCAAATGTTTGATTCTGAAGGTATTTTTGCGCCTATGGTTGACACATTTATGGGTATTAAAGATAGTATCATAGGTCCATTTGAACAAATAGGTGGTATAGCAAAAAGAATAGGTAAATCATTTTTAAATTTTGGTAAATCAATGCTGACACCAATTAAATCATTAAAAAGATTTGGTGTTTCTTTGATGTTAGCATTAGTACCTATGTTACCTTGGGCATTATTACTTATTGTCCTTGTTGCAGTAGTGGCTATGATAATATTTAAATTTAAAGCTATTGCTAAAGCAGTTGGAGAGTGGTGGGATGGTTTTAAAATAACTCTTGGAGAATGGTGGGAAGGTGTAAAAAACATTGCCACAACTATTAAAGAATGGATACTGAATATACCTACAATGCTTGGTGAGGCATTAGATAGTGCTTACGACTTTATTAGTGGTATAGGTGGTAGAATATGGGATGCTTTAGGAGACGCTTTGACTGCCGCTAAAGATTTTATTATTGATGGTTTTCATTCTATGATTAATGGGATGATTAATATGGTTAATTCTTGGTTACCTAAAAAGTGGGAAATACCATTAATAGGAAAAGAAGGAGCAACACCTTCTACTAGTGCTACAGAAGAAGGAAAAACAGAAGGCAAAAAGTTTATGCAGAACCAATGGAATTCTGTTGACGAAGGTGTTAAAGGTTCATTAAAGATTGATGACGCAGATAGAAAAGCTTTTGTTGAAGGTAAATTTAAAGAACAAGTTGCTCCTACTGGTACCAAAGCAGTTATAGTACAAGACAATAAAACAATTAATAATAGTCAATCAAATGCTGAGTCAGTTATGGTTGCTAAAGCTGATAAGAATCCAGAACCTGCTAGTAAGTGGGAAAACTTAAACGAGTTTTCTGGTTCATAGTGGAACTAATACTATTATCGCTAGCAATATTCATAGTGGTTATGCACAATAATCCAGAACTATTTTCCAAATTAACAAAAGCATTTAGAATAAGAACTGAATATTTGAGACCAGAAGTTAGTATTGCTGAATTGATTATAATTGGATTACTTGGTTGGTTATTAGTTAAACTTACCTAAATCATCTTCCGTAAATATCTTAAACTGCCAACCTTGCATATCACAATAACGCTTAGCGGCACCCCATTTACATTTATTCTTAATATAAGCTAAACTCTCATTAATATATGCCCTAGTCTTACGAGACCTAGGTTTAGGTTTAATTGTAAATGCTTTAGGTTTGATTTCAATAATTGTCTTTGCCTTTTTGGTGACAACAAAGAAATCAGGAAAGTAATTTGATATTTTTTTAGTAATAGGATTGCGATAACGAATAGCAATTTCCTCACTTCCCCAATGTAGAATGGCGTCATTACGGTCACAATAGACCATAAATCTTCTCTCCCAATTAGAACGATAAACTATTCTATTTGGATTTCCTAGGTATTTGTCTTTGTTTATTGGTTTATATTTGCCTTTATAACTTGCTGTAGCCATTAACATATCCTCTATTTTGTGTATAAATATAAGTACAACTCATAAGGATATTTATATATGGCGTGGACAAAGAAAATCAGTAGTGTTATTAAAGGAAGAATCAATAGTGGTGCTTCCCAAGCTAAAGGGTTTATCGGTAATATGGCTGGCAACTTAACTGGTCAAATAGATAAGTTTACAAGCGCCTTTAGTGGTGTTGCAGATATTAATGCTGCTAAAGACAAGGCAAAAAATATAGT